AATTTCTTTTTTATATCTTCGTTGACATTGGGATATGATTTTATAGCCAATACGACTTTATTCAAATCTGGACTTTTTTTACCAGCTACTATAGCATCAAAAATAGAAGATGGGTTTGTTATGTTTAACTTTAAAAGTTTTTTAACGCCATAAGTGTATACGATTTCTTTTGATTTTTTGTATTCAATGTTATTGGCAGCACAAACATCACATATATCTTTAAAAACACCATTCTTAAGTTTTGTTCTGCTCTTGATACCTTTTTCTAACATATTAGTGAAGAAACTCGCCTTAGCGCCTACACCAAACTTAGAACTGATTCCAATGTAAGAACCATCTCTAAATTCAACAAAACTGTCAACACCACTAAAAGCAGGATCAGTTGGCATATGAAAGGCTTTGACATCTCCTTTAAATGGATTACTTTCGAAAAATTTCGAACCTTTGTTAGCTAACAAAACCCAACCAACTAACACTTCGCCAGTGTAAACACCTAACTTATTGATAACTGGTACTGGTAAAGAAGGCGACCAAACAAATTTACCAGTCTCGAAAAAATCTTCAAACATTTCAGCATATTCTTTTCCAAGAATATTTGACGATTCACAACCCTTTACGATACTTTCTGCTAATGTTTTTGCTTTTGTAAACGAAACAACACTAACATCTTGACCCATATAATTGAACTTACCTTTGGTGCCAAGAGTCGTAAAAATTCTCGCATCTAACGACGATACGCTAGCAGCTGCGCCGCCTTTTGCCTGTGGTTTCGCAAGCACCATCAGACCGCCTATTTGGGCAGCGCCGACTGAACTTCTCCAACCTGGACCAGTTTTTTGAGGAGTATAAATTCCATCAAAAGTAGCAGCCATTAATTTTAAAAATGATACACGCTCTTCTGAAGTGTAAACTACTAGTCTAGTTGAGCTATCTCTCTTGAATACGCCGTATCCAAGTTGCTTCAAACTATTTTCTAACTGTTCAATAGAGTTTACTGAAGCCATTGTTATTCCTTATTTCACTCTATTTAGGCAATAAAAAAGGGAGAGAGCATTGCGCCCTCTCCCTATCCCCCAAAGCAAATGTGGTCGGGCGGAACCCCACCGTTATTCCCGACTATTCCTGACTGTAATTACAACTTGCCTCTTGTGCTGCAGACACAATACACATTTACTCTGGTTTTATTTATACAGCTTTGATGTTCTTTTTAGCTGGATATTCAACTTTTTTTAAAATAAATTCAGGTGTAAACCCATCGAACCCACCACCAAGGTTTAAGTATCGCATAAAAGACTTAGCTTCCTTTAGCGTTTTGTAGGTTTTGATGATGTGATCAGTTGCAGTTTCCACAACCGTAAAGTTACTCCCTTCGACTACTCGATAATTCATCACTTGAACCCCGCAAACATGGACTTGTCAAACTTTTTCTTTGGCTTACTGCGTTCGGAATCTTCCTCACCGAACTTAGTTTTATCCATCACTGGACCATCGAGTATGTCCTCCTGTTCACTCTGCTCTACATCAAAGAGACGCATTTTGCTACGATCAATCCCAATAACAAACCGACGAATAGTCCCTGGATCAGAATAGCGATTTTTGAGCTGCTTAACCATAATCTGATTTCTTGACTCCATGTCCTCTGAGGTCTGGAGCCCAAACATAAAATCAGCTGTGGCTGGGAGTCCAAAGGATTCTGATGTATCTTCCAGTCCCAAGTCGCTGCTCGAATATCCGCTTCGAGTTGTTTGAGTCGCACTGACGATAGGTACATTGAACTCCACTGCGAGTCCGCGCAACTCTTCTGCGATTGCTTTGACATAGGTATAAGAATTGACGTTGGCTCCATGTTTCAACCTCGATGACATACAGATATTCAAGTAGTCAATGTAAATGATATCTGGAGTGAAAGACTTTTTAATCTTCAATTCATTCAGGAGATGGCGGAAGTTTGCAGATCCCGCACATGCCGTAGGATACTCTTTCACAATCAGCTTACCGTCAGTTTTCTTACGAATACGCTCAACCTTTTTTTCGTAAACATCTTTTGGTAGCAACTTCAATTGGTCAAGAGGCGTATCGAGTAGGTTCGCGTCGATACGCTCGGCGATCTTTTCTTCCGCCATCTCCATCGTGATGTACAGCACATTCAATCCGCTCACAAGATTGCCAGCTGCACAGTGACACATGAACAATGATTTACCGACGCCTGTGCCAGCAAGTGCAATGTTCAGTGTTTTTCTTGGTAGCCCACCCTGAGTAATCTTATTGAAGTATTCAAGATCAAACGGGATGCGGACTTCTTTGGTGTGGTAAAACTCATATCGAGCATCAACGTCCTCAAGAAAGTCATGCCCGATGTGCGTGTCGAACGAAACAGCCAGAGCGTCGGAGAGAATTTGAGGTATCGCCCCTTTCGTGGTTTTACCTGTTTTGTCATCCAAAATTTGAATTGACGACATGATGGCATTATAGACTGCTTTCTCCTGACAGAACTTTTCAGTCTGGTCGAGGAGCCATTGCAAGTCAGTATCCTTGTCTTCCGATATTGACTCGATGATGTCTTTCGCTTTCTTAAACGCATCTTCGTTCACGTTCTCTTTATTGGTGAGATCAATGACCAATGCTTCTTTCGAAGGAAAACCATTGTACCTCTTCACATATGCGTCGATGAGATCAAAAACGATCTTATCGTTGTAATCTTGGAAATACTCCGTCTTGAGGAACGGAATAGTTTTGCGACCAAATTGTTCATTGAATACTAGATTGTTGAAAATTACTTTTTCAAAAGTCATTTATGCTCCTGGCGTAGGACAAAATCTTCGGCGAGATCTACTGCTTGTTGGTATGTAAAATTTTCTTCACATTCGCTCTTAATATACTTGCCATTTTCGAAATAGTCAATAACAAAGATCTCATCTTCCAAACTGACAATGGCTTGGCGAACACCATCGTCGCTCTTGTATTCACTCAGCGGCTTCATCTTCGTCTTCCTGCACCATGATAGAACCAACAGCCATCTTATAGCGGTTCTCAATATACTTGGCGAAGTCAGTCGACTGGAATACCTTCACCCAGAAGTCCTTGTTGTCAACAATATCACCAGCGCGCATGTTCGGAGCCATTACTTCGCCAGTCTCCTTGTCAACACGAGCATACCATCCGTTCTTTGGCTTGATGATATACCCGCCTTCAAGTGCAACATCAAGCAACCCAGACCAGCGATTAATGCCACCTTCGTAGGAAACAGTGATCGGGATCTTACTCTTTTCCTTGACGTAGCGAGACTTCTCAACGTTGATGACGAAGTGATATCCCTGAATACCATCAGCGTCCTTGTCCTGCTGACGACCAAGGATCCAGATGTTGTCTGAACCATAGTACGAACCAGTACCACCACCAACGATATCCTTCGGGAACATACCAATTTCCTTGTAGGTGTGATTGATCACAACCATAGGAATATCCTTCAGCGAAAGATGCGGAGTAATCATTCGAAACAGCGACTTGAGCTGCTTGGCACGAGACATATCAGCAACGGACTTACCGTCAAGAGCGTCGTCAACTTCTTTCTTTGAAGCGAGATTACCGATAGAGTCAATAACAATCATTACTCGATCTTCGCGAGCAAGATCCTTCATCTGCTTCATAATATCGAACTTCAGTTCTTCGATGTCGGTAATAGGAGTATGGACAACAGAATCAAAAGGAATACCAAAGGTATTAAAATAGGACTGAGGAGTACCAAACTCAGAATCGTAAAAAAGAATAATGCCATCTTTGTACTTCTTTAGAAACGCCGATGCCATAAGCAAAGCAAATCCAGTTTTGAAGTGCTTTGACGGACCAGCCAACATTGTTAGACCAGGAGTGATGCCACCATCAATCGTGCCAGAAAGAGCAACGTTGATCATCGGGACTGGAGTAGGAATCATATCCTTCTTTGTGAACACCTTGCTGTCTGCAAGAGTAGAAGTCAATTCAATTGTGCTGTTCTTAATCAGTTTATCGCGAAGTGACATGTTTTCTCCATACTGTTAGATAATGCGATCATCAATTTTAAGTATACTGCTTTCATCCATTTTTGTCAAGGATTTTCTAATACCGAGATTAGCTGCGATCAATAGAAGCACAGCCAAAGGATCAAAAACAAGGACGATAATGATGATAACATAGCGAACTGCTTTTTCCAGTTGATTACCATCAGCATTGTCGTAAACGAGTTCGGCAATATATTTGAGAGGTCCAACTTCCGCTTCGAGCTTTTTAACTTCAGATTCAAGTTTGATTCGCTCGGTTGTGAGTGCGGATATATTTTTGACATGAGTGTCCTTGCGAGTAACGAAGGTATCGCGTTGCCTTCGTTGTTGATCGGCAGCTCTCAAAGAGTTTGCCGCTTGCCCACGATCTGTCATCTTATTGATTGCGGCATCTATTTGCGCGATTTGCTTATCAAGATCAGCTATCGATTGCTTTTCAAACTCAATTTTATTTTGAATAATTGCAACTTGGTCAGCTGTTCCTGTGTTGATACTTAGGGATTGTTCGATGTGTGCTTTTGATAAAAATCCAAAAATGCCCATACTTGATATGAACATAAGAACAATAACAGAAGAAGTAAGATAATACTTAAGAACTTTTGGTGTATGGTGCCAATTGTTGTACAACCAACTCGCAGTTACAAGTTTGCCCAATTCCAAAACGCTGCCCATGAGAACAACGGGAATAAAAGCAGATGCGAATATAGTTGCCAATCCTATAATTGAGTAATACGCGGACACAGCAGATAGTGCCAGCGCTACCAGCAAAGCTAGGTAGTTAATCATCCGTCTACGTAGGTGTTAACCTTCTTTATGAATGCCTGGATCTTTGCAGCTCTATCTGGCCAAAAGATGTATGTCTTATCTGGATCTTTCTGTAAATTCATCAACAGAGGCATAATCATATCGCGCAGCCCTTCCAACTTGTTTTGAATTTCAGTTGCAGTTTGGGCAGTTTGCTGAACAACTTTGTTCTGTTCTTCTACTTTCTTCTTCAGCATCTCCTCATGAGCTTTTAGCTCTGCTTCGGAGACAAGACTGAACCCAAAATCATCATCAGCTAGTTTCATGAGAAGAAATCCTCTAGTGTGGCTTTGTTATCAATATCCCAGTTTAGGACTTCAGTGATAGAACGAAGTGGCTCCATAAAGCTCTTATCAAATTGGATATCGCGATCTATGTATTTATCCAGGTTGAACTCGTGGGGGAGAAAATCTGCTGTCGCAATGACAGTATCACCGATAGGGTTGGGAACTTTAAGATAGGCAAACTTGATCTTGTCGCCATCAGTAATCGGGGGGATGCTTTTTACTTTGTGCTTCTGCAACATGTAATTGAATAACAGCGCGCCTTTGACTTGGATTGGCGTTCCCTTCTTGTAAATTGTAGAGCTGTCGCGATACTTACCCATACCCTTGACGCCACGAGGAAACGCAACATCCTCGAACGGCAGGTTAGCGAACTCATCACGGAACTGTTTGATAAACAGATCAAGAGTTGCCTTATCTTTGTTCATAATAATTTCAAACGAATCTTTCAACTTTTCGCGACACGCATGTGGAGTTGATGAACGAACAGCCTCAATACCCTGGATCTTCAGCTTTGGCTTATCAAACTGCACGCCTTCAATGTTCCACGCATTGAGGATATACATCTTCTTGGCTTTCCAGATGCCTTTGTTGGCGATAGTCTCGCGCTTCATCTGCATCTTCTGCTGATAGGCAGACATCTTTTCTGCCAACTCAGCATAGCACTGATCAAGATATGGCTGCACTTTCTTTTCGCAAAACTCGTCGATTAGTTTGACTGCTTGCAACTCATCACTGCCTGGAGGAATCAACTTCTCAAACGTGACATAGATCGAGTCAGTATCAGATGCAATCACATAATCTTGATTCTTCGTCTTGAGGAGTTTGTTGAAGAACTCGTTAATTTTCTGCTCGATCCATCTAATAGAAAGCTGTCCCGACGTTGTAATTGCCTCAGCATGGTTGAAATTAAACCAACGGAAGTATTGGTTTCCGAGCGCGCCGTAAGCTGAGTTAAGCTGGATCTTTTTAGCCATCTGCATGTTGTGATATCTCGCGACGAGTTTTTCGTCATCTTTGCTTTTCGTTTTCTCGTACCGCTTCTTTGCTTCAAGCATTTGTTGTTTATACTGAACGCGATCATTATACATTTTCTCCATCAACGCAGGTAGGAACCCCTGAAACTCTTTGGTGTACATACAACCATTAGCAGTATACGAGACGCCATCTAACTTGTTAGGAATGCTGACACCTTCTAGCAATTCATCAGTCGACGGGAAACGATTGAGTCGCCCACGAAATGTCTCAGGACTGATGTTGTATTGCATAATGAGATGCGGATACAGGCTGTTCAAGTCAAACGAAACAACCCATGGCGTAAGACCAATACGTGGTTCCTTCACATACCCGCCCACGAGCGAGTCAAAGTCAGGTTGCTTCTTGAACTGCGGAATAACGATGCCTTGTTCGAGCAGATAGTTGTGAATGATAACATCCCACGGGCGAACAGTCGTCATCGTGTCGTTGTAGTTTACCTTAGCATCATACGCAATCGCCATAACCTGCTCAAGAAACTTCAACTTGTCATCGAGCTTATCAACAAGCACGCAGTCATTGATGTTATACTCGATAAACTTTTGAAAGTTGTTCTTGTACAACTCAAGCAGATTGCCATACTCGGAGTAGTCAGTTTTCTTTTCACCAATCTCGATGCTGGCGATGTAATCTAGCTTGTATGACTCTTGATTGCCGAAGGTAAACTTGCGATACAGCTGATAGTAGTCAAGAACAGAAATACCAACAGGCGTGTATGACTGATTCTCTTTGCCACGGAACTCGACGATCTTTTCGTCAAGCAAATGCCATGGTGACAGTTTCTTACTGTCAAACCCAAGCACGTTGAGTCTGTTGACGAGATACGGAATATCGAAGAACTCGATGTTCCAGCCAGTAACAACGTCAGGATCAAGCGACTGCCAGCATTTTAGGAACTGCGACAGCAACTCCTGCTCATGCTTGCACTTGATATAGAAAGTATTAGGATCATCAGCTGTAAAGTCGCCACAACCGAACACATAGTTACGATTGCGACTGCGCAGAGTGATCGCGGTGATCTCTTTATCTGCTCGTTGAATGTCGGGGAAACCTTCGTCGGCTGCGCACTCAATATCGAGTGTTACAATACGAACCAAACTGGGATCGTAGTCAATGTCGCCTTTGTAGTTGTCAAAGATGTATGCATATTGAAAATGAGTCAGCCCGTAGATATCAAGATTGTCCACATCCTCGTAGCGTTTGATAAAATCTTTTGCTTCGTAAATGCTCGGGAAAATCTTTTGTTCTACGGGCTGACCATCAAGAGTACGAAATGTGCCACGCTTGCTTGGAATAAAAAGATACGGGCTATAATCAACAACTTCCTTCATTCGCAAACCAGTGTCATACCCACGGACATAAACGCGATTACCCTTGAGATGTACGTGTGTATAAAACTTGCTCATGAATCCTCCATAACAAACATCTAATAAGTATAGCTCAGTTAACCAAAAATGTCAACGGAATATTTCAAGTGCAGCGTGATAATGTTCTTCGCGATCTTTCAAACCAATGGTGCCACCATTGATCTTTTTAGTAACAGTAAGAATGTCGCCCTTGTCTGCCCACTGATTCAACTCGCGCGAATCCCAAAACCAACCAGCTGACCAGCATGCACCTTCTGGGTCTGCACACCAATCAATAACATCATCAAGCGGCATTTCCATATCTTGCGCGAAGATCGTATAGTTTGAACGTCCAGTTAATTGGATAAGACCACGACCACGAAAGCGATAGCCATCCCCAGATTCAGGAGGACCATTGCCCATTCTGCTGGCGTAGACAAGATTGGCGATTTTCTCAGGTTGTTTTGCATATTCATTTGGATCCTTGCCACGAAAATATTTTGGGAATACCTTCAGCAAAGTTTCTGAACGGTAATTCAAATTTTCTTGTGTTGCTCTAAGACCACCAGACTCATGACCCACTTGGGCAAGAAACATTGCGATGCGATTTGGATTGTTGATCTCGTAGAAAGTCATAACTTCATTTAGTGGTTCAACAAATCTCTCAATAACTTCTTCGTCTGTGTCTTCAAAAAAATCGTTTAGCTGATCGAAAGTAACTGGCATTATATTCTCCTCAGTAGGAATGCCAATTATTTATTAGCAAATTTTGCCATGTAGGTTTTGTTAACTTCGTGGATCAGAGTATCGCGTGATAGATTTAGATCGTGGAGTTCTTTATCGGATAAGCTGTAGAGCTGTTGTAGAGTAGTGTAGTACATACGACTTTCAGTCATCCAATCAACAAAGTGCTTGTAATAATCGGTAAACATGATTCCTCTTATGTTAAAAATAGAATGGCTGGGCAAGCCTATCCTGCCCAGCCTCATAACGAAGAAATCAAGTTTGCTTACTTGCCTTCAGTAAGCAGTTCTTTCTTTGCTCTCTTAGGGGTATCTTCGCCGTTAATCTCGATCTTCTTTGGCTTCTTGTCTTCTGGAATAATATGTTCCAGCCAGACCTTCAGAACGCCATTGATCATCTCAGCATTGTTAACAACGACGTTGTCAGCAAGCGAGAATGTGCGAGTGAATGCGCGGTCAGCAATTCCCTTGTGAAGATATTGCGTATTTACGCCATCATCGGTAAGAGTGTCAAGAGTTGTGTTACCCTTGATAACGAGCTTGTTATCTTCTAGGGTCAGCTCAACGTCTTGCTTTCCGAATCCAGCAACTGCCAGTTCGATAACATAAACATTATCATCTGTCTTCTTGAGGTTGAATGGAGGATAAGCTGTCGCAGTCTTTTGGATGTGTTCAACAGTTTCATGAATTTTTTGAGCGAACTTATCTGCTCCGACGAAAAACTTAGAAAATTTTTCAAGATCAGCGAAAGTGTGATCGAACTTGTATGTTGGCCAGTTAGTCATGTCTTTTCTCCTATTAAGCGAGTTAGATTGTAACGTGGACCCATTAGGCGTCCACAACATTATATAGGGTGCGTGGCACTATTTTAAAGGGGTTAGTGGTACTTTTTTTCCATTTTTTCTTTGGTTGTTACATGAAGGCTCATTTCTTCCTCATCATAAAAAAACATTGGAGTAAGATCAGCATCGCGGAACTCGTTCGCTGCTTTCAGTAAGCGATCGAATGTGTTGTTTGGGTTCAGAATTCTTTCTATTTTTGCTGCGTTCCTTATGTACTCTTCAGGAACATAAAGCAACCCTTCCAATGTCGGCGATTTCATATTGCTCTCCTGCTGGGGCATATTTTATTTAGTCCCAAAGCGCCTGGTAATACTTCCCGAACAGACGAAATCCAATAGCCAAACGTTCGCGAGTTTCCTGAAGACCCTTGATGTCAACAGTTCCCATATTCTCAACCGACCACTCGCCTTCTGGCGGAGTGTAGAATTCCCTTTCCCAATCTTCGTTGATGGTTTTGAATGCCCAAATCATTACATCGAGCACATAATCCCAACGATCGTGGAGCAGAGTATCGCTGCCTGATCCATCATCTTCGCCCTTGCCGATATGCGGCGCGTCCTCAATATCAACATAAGGCGAACCGTGCTTTGTTTCTTTTAATTGTATAAGCATAGGATGGATGATATACGCGAGCGTATTGTCCATCGACCACGTATCCCACGGATCGATTTTTACCTCGATTTTGCGAGGTTTACTAGCATCCTTCGGATACCTCCCCAAATTCACTTTCATCAATTTTCTCCAAATTTTGTACGGCGTTCGTAAGAGCAGTAATTATACCTATCTTTGCCATAGAAATCAACTCTTCATTTGTCATTTCGAAATTACAAATAGCAGTACCATCTTCTTTTATTTCCATAACCTTCAGTTCCATTTTCATCTCCTATAAATAACACGTTAGAAGTGGGAGTGTTCCATGTTCGGTCGTATTCAATTCATTATCATCGGCGCTGTTGTTCTTTTTAGCGTCCTGTCAGGTATCTATTACAGCTGGCGCAAAGGCATTGAGCGCGAGGCTTTACTTGAGTACAATCAAAAACAGCTTGAGCAACATCAGAAAGACCAAGAAGAATTCCGCAAGCGCATGGAAGAAATAAAGAAGCAGCAAGAAGAAATTGCTAAAAAGAATGAAGAAGAAAAGAAAATTTTTAACGACAAGATGCGAGCAGCTGCTGACTATCTAGAATCTGCCGAAGTAAAGAAAGACGATCGTCCCGCTTCGTCTGTATTAAAAGAAACTGTTCGCAAACTGAAGGATGCACCAAAATGAGATTGATTGCTGTAACAGTTGCCGCCGCTGCTCTTGCTGGTTGCGCGAAAGCTCCACCACCACAAACTCTTATTAAAACAGAACAGGTTGTGATCATTCCTGATCGCACACTATTCAATTGTCCAAACGTCAGACGTTTCCCAAATCCTGATACTCTTACCGATGCAGAAGTTGCCAAACTTCTTGTAACATTGCACAAGAACAACACCGACTGCCAGAAGAACATCAACACGATTTGGAAAACGCTAGACGCTGCTAAGAAAACAGCAGAGAAAAAAGATTAATCGGTTTTACGAGTTCTTGGCTTACGCTTCTTCTTTTCTGCTGCTTCTCGACGAACTTCTTCAAGCAACCGAGCATCTTCAGCTACAGCTTCAGCCATTGCTTCATCGATGATCTTGTGAATAGTTGCGCGAGTGTCTTCCATAGTCTCAAGCATATTTTCAATAAGACGAGATTGACGCCAAACGATTACCCAAGTATAAGCCGACCACATTGCGAACAGCAAAAGGTTAGCCCACACAAAGTATTCAATATGTGGCGAATAGATAAATGCGAAGAAAATAAACAGCGCTGCTGCATACGCGCTAAAGATTAGAGGCAGCTTCATTTTCAAAAAGTCAATCATGACTACTCCTTATATTGGCTCGGGATGATGGGATCGAACCACCAACATACGGATTCAAAGTCCGTTGTTCTACCAATTGAACTAATCCCGATCAGTTTCCGAAATATTCTTTATTCTGCTCGGCGAGTTCCTGTGCAATAGCCAACGCTTCTTCTTCCGTATAGTTGTTGATGTTTTCCTCAGGATAGTATTTTGCTAATTCGACAGGCTCATCTCCATCCACACTCACATTCTTAGTACCATATGTTATATTTGTTCTACGCCCAACTCTCACTTCGATACATACTATCTTCTTTAATTTGGCATAAGGAACATAGGTTTCTATGTCTTTATACCACGACTCCCCCTCCCACACAAGCTCTTGTTGTGTGATTTTTTTATGAACACGAGGCACCCAAAAGGTATGCCCAACATCATATTTCGTGTGTATATTCACTGACAAACCTCATCATACACAGGTCGCCCGCGACGATCATAACCAATCAACTCTTCCCAGCAAGTCATGATATGACGAGGAGCAGGACGAGTAATAGCATAAGCACCCAGCGCGCCCAAAGCAAGCCCACCAGCTACCCACGGCGCAACGTTGCGGTGACGCGGAGGCTGATAGTGGTGCTGCGGTGGATTGTAATAATGACCACGCTTTACAGGATGATACGGACCAGCAAATGCAGGCATTGTCATAATGAAAACAATAGCAGCTGCTAGATACTTACGCATGGTTATCTCCTACATACGTTCGATTGAAGGTTTGCCGACTACTTCATAACCATTGTTACGCGAACCATAGATCTCTTTACAAAACTTAAAAGCATCTTGAAGATTCTCGAAGTAGTTCTTACGCTCGATCAGAAGATTGAAGTTCTTGCCTTCCTTATCAGTATACTTGACACTGTAGCAGACTTTGAAATTGCTCATGGCTCTCTCCTTCGTTGCGTTTGGTATTTAGTCACTTAACTAACATGCGACGGTGCTCTTCGCGCTCGCGCATGAGCTGTAGTTCTTCATCTTCTTTGGTTTTGATATAAGACAAAATTGTAATGAGAAGTGTGACCCAAGCAATAGCAGTGTAAGAAGCCAGCGTCATACTTTCAAATATGACTGCCAACTCCGTACGGATGCCAAGAGTGCTGAAGAGACCGCCAATAACAATGACGGTGATCTTCAGCATGTTCTTAGAAAAGAAACCCTGAAAGCTATGCTTGGTCATTGTCTCCTCACTTACAACAGGTAATTCTAGCAATTCGCTCCCAATTGTCGTTGGTCTTGCGAAGATTGCCGAGTTTGATCGCCATGCGAAGCGAGAGTTCGCGGAGCTTTTCGTTGTTTGCATCGATAAATCTCATAACATCGCTCTTCTGTTTATCGGTAAGATCGCCAAGAAGTCCTTGCTTGATCACCTGTTTGATACGAACAAGGTAATCGCGGCGCGTCTTCATTGACGTGTCGATATAGTGAGAACGGGAAACCAACGCCGAAAGATGCGGCGCGAGTTTATGACCCTTCTCAATCATCGCGTCAAAGTCATAGTTGCTGATGAAGATGATAGTACCGTTGAAGGTGAACGTGCTAGGAATGCGCGTCGCACTTTCTTCATCGATAAGAACAGCTTCGGTCAACCATGAGACGCGACGCTCTTCGGTCGTGTCGCATACAGCTTTGAGCAGGTTGAGTGCCGTATCGTCAAAGAAGATCGCATCGGCGTCGTCGAACACGATCACCTGACCAGCTTCGCGATGCTTATACAGCAACTTGAACAGACCAGTGGACCGAACGTAGCCCTTAACAATGGTATGGCTCAACTCGCTCGGGTCCCATTCCTTAAGACGACGTTCAATCGTAAAGGACTTACCAAGACCAGCGGGACCAGACACGATAAGCGCACGAGCGTTACCGACCGTACAAGCCTCGGCAAGAACGTCAAGGATTTCAAATCGCTCGGCGAGCCTCGCCTCAATCTGTTCGTCGGTCTCTTTTACCACAGGCTTATACTCAACCTTGATCGCCGCCAATTTCTCGGCGGTCGACCTACGCTTCCTACGGAAGCCAGACTTAGGTACGCCTCTAGGCATAGCTTTCTCCTCAAGTTATATACCAAGTATAGCCGATGAATGAATTAATGTCAAGCGAAATCGCATTGTTCCGCTTGAGTTGCCATATCATCAGCTATACGATCAGCTTGACCACGGAGATCTTTGGCGATATAGTCAAGCTCTTCTAGGATATCCGCCTTATCCTTACCAAACGTAACGGATCGCCTTGTAAGGCTCTCCAGACGCTCTGCAAGGTCTATTAGGTCATTGACGTTCATCTTATAGTTCCTTACTTCACTTAACCTTAACTATATGCTTCGGTCTAGGCAAAGCACATGGTTAAGGTAAAGTCGAGCTTTACCTTGGCTATGCTTACTTCATATTGTCAAGGTTGTTATTGATCCCGTCCGCGAAAAGGCGGATCTGGATCATGTTTAAGTCCAAGTCATCTTTAACGTAACGGTTAATTACGTCAACCAGAACTGACTGGAGGTACCCAGCAGCGTAGGCGTAGCCTTGGTTCTTGACCAACGTATCCGTAACCTTACGGACCGTATCGTTAAGCTCGGCGTACTTTTCTGCGTTCATTTTCTTTTTCTCCTTTACCATATAATAATGATAGCGCGCCCCAAAAATTAAAGCAAGGATTTTTTTATGGTCAAGCTAGATTTTTAATAATTTTCGGGCGCGCTTGAACTGAGCCGTAGCTAAAGCCAAGTCGAAGTCGCGATGCTTATAGTGATAGTCTAGCTTACGCTCTATTATTTTAATAATGGCTAAGATTGAGCATCGGTCGCTAAAGCTGAGGTTAAGGTCCGAAAGCAGAGCTTTAGCTTCAACTAGGTCTAGGCTATACTCAACGAACTTAACCGTAGGGTCAAAGCCTAGCTTCTTATAGCCACGCTTCTCGGCTTTAACTTGACTATACCGTAACTTGAGCTGCGCTATAGACATTTTTCGCCTTTCTTAAAACAACATTTTATAATAACCCAAGGCGCGGTATTAGTCAATCCCTAATGTGCGATGGGCGCGAACTGTTAAGTCCACGCCCATTGTTATGCTTTAGCTGATATAAAAGATCAGAACTTATAATTTACGCCAGCGGTAACACGATCTTCCGCGTTACGATTTGCCTTTTCGATACCGTCAATCCGACGATAACGTGCGTCGAGATCAAGAGAATTGCTGATCGCGTACTTGGCACCTAAACCGACGTTGTAAATGGAATAGTCAGCAGCCTGAGTATTCCAGCGATAGCCAACACCACCAAGTCCGTAGACAGTGACATCAACTCCTGGAATTTTGTACTGTGGTACGATATTGGCAGCGAATGTGTTGCCATAATTCCACTCACCGCCAACCTTGGCATCTGGACGAGTGAAATCGTATGTACCCTCTACTGCGAGGAACGGAAGGACGTTCCAGCCAGCAACAGCACCACCAGAGTAGACACGTGCATCTCCGATGTTGCCACCAACATTACCACCAACGTAGTACTGAGCCTGTGTAAACACAGGTGCTGGTGCAGCTGGAGCCTTCTTGCTTGGAAGATCAGTAGCCGAAGCAACTGAAGCCGACGCAAGAATTGCAAGCGCCGCTACGATAGTCTTTTGCATTTATTTTCTCCTTATTTGTTAACGATAGTCACACCAAAATAGTACTCGGAAACTAGAACTATTGCTAGCGCTAGTAACGAGATCCAAGTACACATAAAAAAGGTAATGATATACTCACGTATAGTTTCCATCATGAGTATACTATTTATAGTTCTGGGAAGCTAAAGTAGGCATTTACGATGTCCCGAAGATGTTTTGGAATATCGTCGTAATAATCGATATCCATAATTCCACACAATACAGACTCATATTCCTGTTTTGTGAGGTATACTTTACAGAGCGTGAGGTATTCTCGACCATTCATAGGTTTCTTAACAAGATCATCGTTGATATATGCGTATTCGGTATTTACGAGTTCGCTATCGTCGATAAGAAACTCTTGTTTTGTTTTCACAGGAAACTGAATCACATTAGACATAACAAAGCTCCTAGTAGTGGCGGAGAGGGAGGGATTCGAACCCCCGATACCTCGCGGTATATCTGTTTTCAAGACAGGCGCAATCAGCCAGACTCTGCCACCTCTCC